TTCTGTTTTCCTGTTCTGCAGTGCTGCTTCAGTCTTATGGAACTTGCGAATCTTAGTTTCAACCGTTGACTTATCGTCCACGTCTCCCGTTAAAAACTCATTCTCGATTTCGAGCGCACGTTTCTTGTCTTTCTTAACAACAAGTGCTTCGTTGTTCTCCTCGATCTTTGTGTTGATCTTAGATACTTGATCGGATTTGTTTTTCTTGAGATCCTCAATGTATTTCTCCTGTAACTCGATTTTGTCCTTTGTCAAATCATACTGATACTCGACATTCCGAATATCTTCTGCTACATCTTTGGTCTTTTGTTTTAATAACATGTTCATTAATGAGAAGATCTTGATATCAAGAATGTCTTCCACTACATCACGTCTTTGCTTTGCGGGTAATTGCATAAATGGGACAAAGGTAGACGATCCAAGAATCACCACCTGAGTGAATGAACGATAGTTTAGTTTGAGAATTTGTTCTTCTAGATACTTCTGATAATCACGAGCAGATGCATCCTGATTCACCATCTTATCGTTGACGTAGACTTCAAACACGTTTGGTTTGATTCCACGAATCACCTTTACATTCTTACCACCCACCTCAAACTCAATAGTCACCAGTGCTTCCCTCTGATTTACAGAGTTCAGTAGTTGTGCCTTATTGATATTACGGAAAGGTTTACCGAACAGAACGAAACACAATGCATCGAGGATGGTTGACTTACCCGCCCCATTATCTCCGATGATCAGTGTTGTTATACTTCTGTCCAGTTGTACAGTCGTAGGTTGATTACCCGTGGAAAGGAAATTCTTCCACGTTATAGTTCTAAAATTTATCACAGTTCCAAATCACTCGCTTCGACATACAAAGACTTGAGTAGTCCTTTCAATCGATTTTTATCTAAAGTTACATCCAATTCATCTACATATCTATCAAGTAAAGCAAGAGTATCCTCTGCGTTCTCAATGATAGCATCATCAACATTCTCTGCATCCAGTTCACTGAAGTCTTCAATAATCTTAACTTCATGTGCTCCAGATTCATTCAGAACTCTATCGATGAAACGATCAAACTGATAGAAGTCCTTCTTATTGACGACAACAATCTTGACGAACTTTTCCTTGAGAGATTCCACGTCAAATGTATTGTAATCGACTGTCGAGTCGTCATAATATACTTTATGGAATAGTGTATATGGATTAACGACTCTTGTCAACTCTCTTGTTGACGTATCAAATAGATGGAAACCCTTTGGACAGTTATGATCTGACCAAGTAATCTCATAAGGTGTGCCTAGATAGTACACCTGTCCATCATCAGACTTCTTATGGAAGTGTCCAGACATTACCATATCGAAACGTTTGAACAACTCTTTGGAATAACCGTTCTCTGCCTTATGACCAGCATGCATCTCAAAACCATTGATCTCTAGATGTCCCATACAAATCTGTGCAGTAGTTTCGTTCATCAACTTAACTGCACTTGCATAGTTCTCACTATTGATCCAAGGCATCATCATGATCTGAGTACCATCAAACTCAACAACTTCTGCTTCTGAGTAGACAGTTGCGTTTTCGTGATGGACTAGTTCATCTAGAGAATTGACACTGTTGGTGTTCTTGTAGTAAGTATCATGGTTTCCCACAATCAAGTGCAAATCGATCCCCAATTCAGAGAATCGATTCAGAAACTTCCTACGGAAATCGTGTGCGATACGATACGATACAAACTTACGGCGATCTAATACATCACCCAAATGAACTACTGTCTTAATATCGTTCTTGATTAGATAAGGAAAAAATACCTCATCATAGAACTTGTAGAAGTGTTCATTAAAAGTTAGATTGTCGTTTCTCGCACCGAAATGAGTATCAGTTATCAGTGCTATCTTCATGTTCTACAAGTTCCTCATCAGTTCCATCATAAAATTTCTCTAACCCTTTAGGTTTGGGTTTCTTCTTCTTAGGTTTGTAGACATCTTCATCTGGAAGATAGTTCTGTTGCAAATATTCCACATATCCATTATCATACGCAGTATCGTCACCCTCAATAGTATCTGAAACGGATTCGACAGTCATACCTTCAATCAGTTTATTTTTGACGTGTTGCTGTTTCTTCTCACGCTGAATTCTACGCAGAAATGCATAGTAGATTATTTGGGTAAAGTATGCGAATGGGTTGTTCGATTTCTCTGGATTGAAATTGTGGACATATTGTAAGCAGTTCTCGATGCCATCTGATATCATCTCATCACGATAAGTGTAGTTGATAAAGTTAGGACGATACGAAAGGTGTGTTGCAATTTTCAGAAAACATTCACCAATATAATTGGATACAGGAGGTTGTGGACTTCCCGTCTCTTCTGCTTCTGCACACTGAGCCTTCCAATCCTTCATTGCTTCTAGGAACTGTTTATTGTCAACGTAATGTGCTTTTTGTTTTTTCATAAATCCCTCTTTAGGTATATTTTGTCTATAATACCCTAATCGGTAGGAATTGTCAATAATTTAATCAATTTATTAAAATTATTGTTGACTTCTCTTGACAAGTGTGTATAATTAGCTATGTAGGGTTTTCAAGGAATATCTTTAATGTATTGATTCTGTTGGGGTTGGTGCAGTAGCAATATCAATCTCTTCATATTCCTCCTCTTCCAATTCCTCTGAGTATTCCTCATCTGAGTCTAGTTTGGCAACCACATACTCGTAGAATCTTTGGAGTCCAATACTAGCACCTGTATTCACAATCACTTGTGATTTACTAATATCAACCTCTTCAGTTTCAGTAAAATGTACCCATCTCTGTAAAGAGAGTGATTCTTCTACTTCATCACCAACAACCTTTGCAACATTAACGATAGCAAGTGGTGATCTCACAGTAATAGATTCTGGTCTTTCAGAAACTGCTTGACACACAATTTCATCACCACTTGTTAGTCTGAGTACTCGATAGTTGTTCATTTTACCTTTACCCTACTGATCTCATAATCAAATCCTTCTTCATTATATATGTTGATCCTTTCTATGAAGTGATTCAGTGTGAAGTTTCGCTTCTTGTTGTAACTCAAGTCATCTGCTATGTCGAATAACTTAGCGGAATCTTTATGTTCACTTTGCCGCAATCCTCTACCGATTGACTGCAAGTTTCGAATTCGACTTTTGGAAGGTGAGGCGAACACGATGTTGTGAAGATTCCTAATATTGATACCAGTACTAAAAGTACCATAAGACGCAACAATGATTGCGTCCTTCTCCTTCTCCGTGATTTCACGAACTTCCTCTCTCGTCTCTGTGTCTGTTCCACCAAACACAAAGAATACCTTTTGTTTGTCTCCTACCTCAGTATTTATGAGGTCAAAAAGTACGGTTCCATGCTTGTCCACATATTGGAAAAGAACTAGAGTATTACCTCTGAGCATCTTTGTCAAGTTTACAATGAACTCATTACGTTTCAAATTTGAAACGAGAAAGTCCATTTCTTCTTGATACGTTGCATCTTTGAGTTTGCGACATTCAGATTCGGGATGTTTCAGGACAATACATTTGATCAACAAATCTGCAAGAGTTTTGTCGTCCATAAGTTCCCTTGTAGAAACAACTTTGTTTACTGCACCAAAGACACCCTCTAGTACCAGTCTATGTGTTTGCGTCCCGTCTAGAGTCCCTGTGAGTCCCACACGGTACTTACAGAGGTGCAGTTTAGTCATAATAGAAGTCAGAGACTTTGCCTTGAATAGATGCGCCTCATCACCAATTACACACCCAAACTGTTCAAACCATACAGTTGGCATCTTATAGATGGATTGCCATGTAGACACCACTACATCTTTCTCAACCTTCTTGGTGTGTCCTTGATAGATCTTCTGAATGTATGCATCCAACCATCCATAGTCGATAAAGTCTGAATACATCTGTTCAACTAGTGATGTTGTCGGAACAAGAATAAGAACCTTCTTATTTTCTTCTTCTAATTTTGCCTGATAGTATCGTGTCAAACAATAGATTATAAACGACTTACCAGAAGCAGTAGGACTAAGAAGCAATGCCCTATGGTTTCTAATAGCGTGGTGTACTGCGTCAAGTTGGTAATCACGAACCTCGATAGACTTTCCTCTTGATCGTGGTTTAAGTGCTTTAATCCAAGATTTGACAAGTTCTTTTGGTATGTCTCTAACATCTTCTACTCCTTCACCCAATTCATATTGGATATCATTTCTATCACAAAACTCTCTAATGTATGGTAAGAGTCCACAGTAAATCTCACCATTGCCTGGCGAGAAGAGACGAATCTTTCCGTCCCATACTTTGTTCTTATATGCGGGCATAAACTTAGCGCCTGGAACTTCAAAGGTAAAGAAGTCTGTCAGTTCTCTCGCAATACCATCATCACATTCAATGATCAAATATACTTCATTCTTTTTATTGATTATCATCTAAATCTAGGCCCAAGTACCCAACCAACCAGTGACCTTCTGATTCCCATAGTAACGGGTCTCACACGATGCCAAACATCTGCTTGAAAGAACACTGCGGTGTTGGGGGATAGTTTATCTATTGTAATATATCTAGGATTCACATTAGGGTTGTGTATTTCCAAATCAAACTCACCACCCTCAAAGTCGTCATTCAGAAAGATTGAAAAACTAAACTTGCGGACTCGTCCGTCTTTGTAGGGTTTGCTGTGTTGGTCAACATGCCATCCATATTCGTTACCAAAGTGATACTCACCGTACTGCATTGGTTCAATCGCATCGATATAAAAATGCCACCCAGCACTCTTGTTTACATCTTGTGCAAGTTTCATAAAAGGTTCTAGAACTCTACGATCTTTTATGAATGCAATCTTCGAACTGCGAGTGACTGTAGACTGTCCTGATATCTGACCATCCTTCATTGGTTCTCTGTGATCCAATGCAAAGTCAATCAATCCGTCAGCGACACGAGTCTGCATATACGGGTGACCG